GAAGTGCTGCGAAATAACAGCCGGCATGCTGCGCGAGCCAATCACTATACAGCGTCAGTTGTCGGTTTCTGATGGAATGGGCGGGCAGTCAATCCAATGGATTGATCTATTTACCACGCGCGCCCATGTAAAGCCTCTCTCGGGCCGTGAGGCTGTGCAGGCAATGCGACTACAGGACAGCATCACACATCGCATAATGATGCGCTATCGCGCTGATTTAACGGCATTGGATCGCATTATTATGCGAGGCCAGCCGCTGCAAATTCGCGCCATTATTAATGTTGAGATGAAAAACCGCTGGCTTGAACTTGCGTGCGATCAGGGGGTGGCAATATGAAAGCGTCATTGACAGGCTCGGAAGAACTGAAAAAGGCTCTTGCAGAGTTTGGCATTGAGGCAGACAAGCGCATAAAAAACATCGTTCAAAGCACGGCGCAAAACATCCGAACGAACGCAATTAAGAGCGTGCAGCGCGGAACTAAGTCTGGCACCACGTACGAGAAAACAAACCCCAAGCGCAAGCACAAATCGTCCGCACCAGGCGAGGCGCCGGCCACAGACACAGGACGCTTGGCCGGCTCAATACGCGCCGACATTGAGGGCAAAAAAGCGGAGGTTGTTGCGAATGCAGAATATGCGGCTTGGCTTGAATTTGGAACACAAAACATGCAACCACGACCGTTTTTAATTCCAGCGCTAGAGGCTGAACGGCCCAAGTGGGAAGCGCGGCTGAACGCAGTAGTTGAAGATGCCGCAAAGGGAATTTTGAAATGATGCAAGAGGAAATCCAAGCCGCCATTTATGCGAAAATTTCCGCTATTGGCTGGCCAGTCTATGATCACGTTCCGCAGGAAGCGGCATTTCCATACATCGTGATTGGCGATGACGCGTCTATCCCATGGGACACTGATGATTCTATTGGATCAGAGACAACGTGCACCATGCACGTTTGGTCGCGGCATCGAGGGCGCAAGGAAGTTAAAGAAATTATGCGCACCATTTATGAAGCATTGCATCGCCAGGAAGTTTCCATTATTGGCGGCGCATTGGTAGAATGTCAGGCAGAATTTCAAGAATCGTTTATGGACCCGGACGGGCTCACCAGACATGGCGTGATTCGCTTCAGGTTAACAGTTGATTCAGCACCCTACGCGAACACTTATTTAGCAACGGAAGGCGGCGCACTACTTCAAACCGCCGAGGGTTTTTACATTGTAAAGGATTAAAATTATGTCCGCTTTTGTTGGCCGCAAGGCAATTCTGAGCTTCGGCTCCCCACTGGTGCCAATTGCAGCGCTGCGCACCAAAACCATGACACTCGGTAACGAGGTTATTGACGTTACCAGCGATGATGATCTTGGGTTCCGCACGCTGTTGCAAGATCCAGGCACAAAAACTCTCGACATGACTTTTGAGGGCGTAACAAAGGATGTTGCATCGCTTAATAGTTTGATCACGTTGTCAATGTCTGGAGCCGATGTGCTGGACACGTTTAGCATTTTGTTCCCGACCATTGGCACTATGGCCGGTCCGTTTGTAATTACATCGTTTGAAATCGGCGCTCCATACAATGAGGGATCGACATTCACCTGTTCTATTCAGTCGGCAGGAACATTCACTTGGACGCCGGTCGTATAATGAGCGCAGTCTTTCGCGAGGTCGCGCTGCAATGGGACGGCAAGGCATACACTGTCAAGCCCACCATGCAGCTGCTCAATAGAATTGAGAACCGCGTTAGTTTAGCGGCATTGGTGCGCGGCTTATCGTCTGATGCGCCTCCGTTGTCGCATCTCGCATTTGTCGTTGGCGAGTTTTTACGCGCTGCCGGCGCGCGGGTGGAGGACGATGAGGTATATCGAGAGCTTGTGACCGGCGACGTGGCTGAACTACTGACGATGCGTGATGCAATTTTTGCCGCGATTTTTCCAGAGCCGAAAAAAAAAGCAGATCAGTAGAGACCGAAGTTCACGTTGAAGATATTGATTGGGGTCAGTTCTACGCCATTGCAATTGGTTGGGGTCTGGCCCCATCTGAGTTTTGGGCCATGTGCCCTGCCGAATGGTGGCTTATATATGAATCAAAGCGGTCGCGTGACGCAAGCGCAGATTATGCCGGCTCTCTGACTGATAACTTGTGCTCTGAACTGCTAGACATGCTGGAGTAAAAATGGCAAAAATTGGACGGCTTTCGGTACAGATTGACGCAGACACCGGAGGGCTTGGCACAGCACTTAAGGACGCAGGCGGCAAGGTTAACGAATTTGAAGGCAAAACCAAAAGCCTTCAAGGGACCATGGGAAATCTTGGCAAGGTTTCCGATGATCTAAAAGGGCGCATTGCCGCGCTTGCTGGAGTATTTGGCGCTGCCGCATTTACTGGAAAGCTGGTCGAAACACAACGGCAGTTTGACGTTTTAAATGCGTCAATGATCACCATGACCGGATCTGCCGAAGCAGCAGAACGCGAGTTTAGGTGGTTAAAAGACTTTGCAGCAACCACTCCTTTTGCGTTAAACGATGTCGTAGGCGCATTCGTTCGCATGACATCGCTTGGACTTGACCCAAGTAGGTCGGCGCTTGAATCGTATGGCAACACAGCAAGCGCAATGGGCAAGAGCCTTAACGAGATGATTGAGGCTGTTGCCGATGCATCAACAGGAGAATTTGAGCGCCTAAAGGAATTCGGCATCAAGGCCAGCAAAGAGGGAGACAATGTATCGCTTACCTTCCAAGGCGTTACCACAACCATACGCAATAGCTCAGATGAGATAGCCAAGTATCTCGAAAAGATTGGAAAAACAGAGTTTGCCGGCGCCATGGAGGAAAGGGCAAAAACCCTAGACGGCGCTATCAGCAACCTTGCCGATACATGGGACGAATTATTCCGCACCGTTAATAATGCAAATGCCGGCGGGCTGATTTATGACTCTGTGAAGCTGGCAACCGGTGCCATTGAGCGGGCAACGAAAATTATTGACGCCATGAGCTCGTCTGCATCTAAGAACAGCGAGAAATCTGGCGCAATGGCCGCAACATTAAACGGCATCACGAACGTTTTGGAGGCGGTCGCAGTTCTTGGGGTAAATGTTGCTTATGTTTTAAATTCGACCGGGCGGGAGCTTGGAGGATTGGCAGCGCAAGCTGCGGCTGTTGCAAAGCTTGATTTTTCAGGCGCACGCACCATCGGCAAAATGATGAAAGAGGATGCTGCCGAGGCCCGTGCAGAGGTTGATCGGCTTACAAATGCTATTTTAAATGCTCGCAACGTATCTTCTAAGGCCGCTGGTGGTGAGGGTGGCGGCGGTGGTGAGGGCGGTGGCGGTGAAGGTGGCGGTGAAGGTGGCGGTGGAGGCAATCAATCAGGCGGCGCACAACCAGACGGCTTAGATGAGTGGTTTAAAAACTACGAAAAAAAGCAATACGACCTACAAGAGCGCGAGCGCGAATACTGGGCCGGGCGCGCAACCTTGATTCAAGAAAGTTTCCTTGCCGAGTCTGAGTTGCTGGAGAAAAAATACCAAGAGGATTTGGCACGCCTAGACGCCGCCACGATGAGCGAGGACCAGAGACGCATAACTCGTGAGCTTTTAGAGGTTGAACATCTGGACCGTATGAGCGAAATTGAAAAAGAGGATCACGATCGTAGAGTCAAAGCAGAAGCAGAAGCGGCAGCACAGATAGAAAATATCCGTAAGTCAAGCATGACGAATCTGCAACGGTTTGCGGAAATGAGTTGGCAAGATCAAGCGATGACCGTTGGTAAGGCGATGTCGCAAGAGCTTACCAGCGTTACCACCAACAGCCGAGCCATGTTCAACATTCAAAAGGCTGCAAACATTGCTTCTGCAATAATGACCACCTACGCAGGTGCAAACCGGGCGCTTAACGATTATCCCGCCCCTTGGTCCTACGCTGTTGCAGCTACAACAGTGGCCGCTGGAATGGCCCGCGTTGCGTCTATTAAAGCGCAGAGTTTTGGAGGCGCGGCTGCAAGTGCAGGCGGCGTCTCTGCCGCTGGCGGCGTTGCTGCTACATCTGGCATGGCCCAACAAGCTGGAGGAGGCGGCGGCGGTGGATTCAGTCAAACCATTGCTATCCAAGGCATGAGCAGCGGCGACATTTTTTCGGGCGATGCCGTGAGGACGCTAATTGACCGGCTAATTGATGCGCAGCGTAACGGCGCGAGGATTGTCCTAGCATGATTTACACCAACTTCACGCGAGCAGACGGAGCTAGGCGGAATTTATTTACCTATTCTGACGAGGTTGGAGACTCTCTCGGCTGGCTTGTTACCAGATTTACACGCACGGCAAACGCAATTACATCACCAAGCGGAGAAAATAACGGCGTTTTGTTTGTCGACAATCTGATCGGCAGTTCATATCTATATCGGCAGAATTGGACGTTTGAGGCTGGGAAAACCTACACGTTATCCGTTTATGCAAGATATCATCTTGATGCAAATTTAGGGCTTGGCTTGCCTACAACGAATGGGTTTGCGGCTGGGAATGGGGCAACATTCAATCTACAAAACGGCACTATTGTCGGCGGAAATGTCGCAAATAGCTCTATTGTTCATGTTGGCGACGGCTGGTACAGATGTTCCACTAGGGCTACCTGCGTGACAACTACAACGGCAAACTGGATTTGCTTCTCTAGTAGTCTGGATGTTCTCGGGACCGGCTATTATTTATGGGGAGGTCAACTCGAGGAAAACGGACTAACAGCCTACCAGCCGGTCGTCTCTGGTCTTGAATTCAACACAGAGCCGCTTAACCACGCGCGAATTGTTTATGAAAACCTGGCGCTTGGCATAACTCCCACTGCCAGTTCATCGGCTGCTGGAAGGCCGGCAATTGCGGCAACGTATCCAACTACATACGAATACTGGACGCCAACCACTTTACCTGCAACGTGGTCTGTTGATCTAGGATCGGCAAAAAACGTGGACTCTATCGGCATGGTTGGGGATATGCTTGGCTGCACTGTAGCCATTCAGTACAGCACAAATAATTCAACATGGGTGACCGTTGACACTAGAACAGTGGTTACAGACCGGATCAATATGTTTTTATTCCTGTCTGTCTCTGCGCGCTATTGGCGCGTTAGTGTAAGCGTGCAAATACCGCGCATCTCAGTGATTTACATTGGCACAGCTTTAGCCATGCAGCGCCCGATCTATCAGGGTCACACGCCGCTCACACTATCGCGCACCACTGACCTTTCAAACAACGTCAGCGAGGGCGGGCAATATCTGGGCCGGTCAATTATTCGCACTGGTGCGGAGTCATCGGCAGCGTGGAGCAATTTAAGGGCAGACTGGTATCGAGCAAATTTTGACCCATTCGTCCGCGCGGCACGAACAGCGCCGTTCTTTTTTGGCTGGAGGCCCGCGCAATATCCGGCGGAGCTTGGCTTTGTTTGGACAGATAAAGACATTGCGCCAGACAATTCAGGGCCGCGCAATTTTATGAGCGTTGA